CCAGCTTCCGCCTCCGATATTGATCGCGGTCTCCGCCTCCGCTCTTACTCCAATCATTCCCCAGCTTCCGCGATCGTACGCTATAGCTCGATCGTAGTCTTGCCGGGCCTGTTTTTCATCCTCCGCATTTGTAGGATTAAACCAGTTAAATGTCCGGCTGTTTTCAGGCTCATGCTCAATAGCTAGATCGCTCTTCTTCTCAGCGTCAAACGTTCCGAGATGCGATAGATCCGCATCATGATCCGGGATCCTTTTTATTGTGATTTTGTTGATTTTTTTCATTTTAATTTTTAGATTATGCCGTTCTCCTTGAACTCTTCTACTAAGTCGAACTCCTCCGCAAGCTTCGAAAATTTCTCTTGCCATTCTATTAATTCCCCATAAGAAAGGCTCTGCTCCGCTTGCCAGTTTTGCCAGTCGATCGCGTATTGCCGCGCCTCTTCTTGTGTTGTTATTTTTTGATTTTTATCCATGTTTTTTAAGTTATACCCAGGCCGGCGTTTTGCTGGTCTCCGGCAAGCTTCCAATAAACTCGATAACCTCCGGCGGCAATTCTTCTTTAAGCCAGCTTGAGCCATACTTATAGCCGCACACTTCGCAAGGCTTCGACAATATGCCGCGCTCGTCCTCGTCTACACTGAGCCAGCCGCGCGCCTTCTCTTCGATGTGTCCGGATCGCGCCGGCTGATAGTATTTAAGATCCCAGCCGGCAAGCTCCGGCGCGGTTGTTTTGATCGAATAAGGCAATTTAACGATGCGCGCCTCTTCCGCCTTGAAAGTCTCGACGGCGCGGCCGGTTGATGTCATGCGCTCGACGGCTTCCGCTTCCAGGGCCTTTTGCTGGTCGATATACTCCGGCTTTAATGTCCAGGTGTAGATTTTCACGCGTTCGCGCGCGATCTCTTGCCAGCCGGCGGCGCGTTGATGTTCACACGCGGCGCGCATATCGTTTAAATGCCATTTGTCCCACACTTCCAGGAACTTTTGAAACGTCACAAGATCCCAGCCGGCGGCCAGTTTAAGCCGGCCGGCGTTGAGCTCTTCTTTTAACGTCTCGTCAATTTGTCCGCATGATCCGCGCGCGTCTCCGCTAGGTAAAGGTCCGATCACTCCGGATATACTGAGCCGGCCTTCTTTGATCTCGATCTTGCAAAAGATCTCCGAATCAATTTCACGGCCGGCGCGGTTGTATGCCGGCGCGGTCCCAGGGTTGATGATCTTTTGCATGTTATTTGATCGCATTAATAAGGGCCTTTAATTGCTGGATGCGCTCTTCTGCTCTTGCGGCCGTTTTCATGTACGTGCTCGAATAGCGCGGCCTTAGCTCCGCGCGCTCCTTTGCCGCTTTGATTGTCTCTTCCTGGTCCTTGATATCCATCTCCGCCGCTTCGATCATGCCGGCGGCCATCTTAACCGATCCGGATGCGCCGCGCGGTACTGATACGCTATAATCCGCGTAATCGCGCGCCCAGTGAATGTGACGGCCAGTTGTTGAGCTGTAGCCGCTATCATTGAGGATCCAAACGGGGCCGCGCTCCGTCTTGATCTGAATCAATAGGGGATAATGATAACCGTAGCTGTAGACATGTTCGCCGTCCCATCCGACGCTTGAAACCATCTTCCAGCCTCCGCGCGGTTCTCCTTCTCTTCCTTGTACACACTTTGCTATAAATTCTTTTGTTGTCATTTGTTGCCGGTGTTTAGCCTGTGGCCGGTTCCCAGGGATCTTTAGAAACTTTTTTAATTAATGAATGAGCCCAGCCGCTAGCAGTTGCGCGTCATAATGAGCCGCAAACATGAAAGCGACGATCAAGAAGAAAAGAGCGGCGGCGGTCTTGATGCGCTCCGCGCGCTTCTCCGCTTCTCGTTCAATCCTCCATCTGCTTTTGCCTATGTGATCCATAGTTGTTTTTTATTATCTAGTAACATATAGAGTATACGTTATATGTCATGTTTATGTCAATCAATTTTAAGATCTTTTAAGCTGTGTTTTTATCCTTTAATTAAGCCGTATTCTTTGAGGCTGTGGATAACTCTTAAAGCTCGTCAGTTGTATGTCATGATTTTTTCATGATCTTTTGAGGGTATAAAAAGGGATCATTTGAGCCGGTCCGGATCTCTTGAGGCTTTGCGATAGGTTGTATTAAATAGTGATTTGATATTGATGTATTAAAAAGACAACGATTTATAAGAGCTTTTAAGCTAGGTTGTATTAAATAGTGATTTGATATTGATGTATTAAAAAGACAACGATTTATAAGGATATTATTTAAAGTTGTATTTTTAAAGTTGATTTATCATTTATATATAGCGTATAGAAAAGAAATATGAATATATAGTTTTATGTAAATATTGATTTAGAATACTTTTTCAAAAAAGGCGTTTCAGACTATCAAAACAATACAACATAAGAAAATAGGGCTTTAAATATGCTTTATTTAAGATTTTAAGTTGTATTAGATAGTGATAGAGCATGTTCATGTCAATCTAGTCGTCACTATCTAATACAACAAAAACGGCCTTTTGTTGTATTTTTAAAGGTACTTTATATCAAGTTGTATTTTTAAGAGGCCTTAAAAGGGCATATAGAGCCTCCGAAAATGCTTTATTGATCCTTTTTACTATAAAAAGCTGTTTTCTTGATTCGTTATTCTATACAACATCCCAGCCTTTAGCCTTGCCTTGAGCTGTGAGGGTTCCAGGTTCTAGGATCTGAGGCCTTGCGCCGGCTGTTGCTGAGCTAGTAGATGTCAAAACACAATAGGTATATGCAAACGTCAAGCATAGACGTATTATATATACATATCTTACGCGCGCGCGATCTTATGGATACTTACACCCTTAAACCTCGAGCAGAAAACAGACCCCCCACTACCGGTGGCATGGCAAGACGCTCGTCGTTTTTAAATTTCCCCCCGGGGGTCCCTTTCTCTAGTGAACTTCAAAACGATCCGGTCCCGGTCTCTAAAAATCCGGCGGAAAATTCTAATGTTGAACTTCTAAATATTACGCCACACTCTGTTGAAGTTGTACAGAAAGGAGAATATTCGCCTGAAGTGGGAAAGCAGATGTATGACTGGTTCTGCTCAAAGGAAAAAGCCCGGATCTCCTACGACACGATCACTTGGAAGAATGGCGAAGTGGTTGAGAAGGAGCGAAAGATTCCTAACCCACCTCCCCACTTCTCCGAATTTGCGAGGACCATTGGAGTTACTCATGCAACCTTGAAGCGATGGGCTAAGGCTCACGCTGAGTTTGCTGAATTCTACGATGCGTGCCAAGACATCATTCAGGAGTTTTATATCGACAACGGAGTGACCGGTGAATATGCCGGTCAGTTTGCTATCTTCGCGGCGAAAAATACCACGAAGATGAAGGATGTTCAGGTTAATCGAAATGAAAATATTAATATGAAGGATGTTCTCGATGCCCTCGAAAAAAATTCTAAAGGGGGCGCAGTAAACCCTTATGATGGAATTTAAACGACATGATCATGCTCAATTTTTCAAACCTTCGAGCGACAATAGCCACGGCCCTTCTGTTTCCGTTCCTGAAACTGTTTCGCTTCAGGAGTTGCCCGACCTTCGCGTACCTGAAGATGCACAAGAGTATCAGGGGGATGTACTGGAAAAGTCTGATCTACCGAACGTTGCCGTTGCTGATGATCATCGTGATGATTTGGGTTCTTCTCGATCTGCTAATAAAAGTGCTTACCATGACGTGAGCACCGTTTCTGTAGATGATCTACAGACCTATATAATCCCGATCGCTTCTACGGATTACATAGGCCTGGAGACCATTGATCCCAGGTTAGTCGACAGGATTTGGCGACTGAACAATCTCTACACCGTTATCAACGAAGCTGGAGATTTAGTGAAATTCAGATTGAGGCCGGCGCAAATAAAATTGCTCCAGGGGATGCACTATAAAAACATCATCCTCAAGGCACGTCAGCTTGGATTCACGACGTTCATTTGTATCTTCCTTCTCGACTATGCTCTTTTCAACAAGAATAAGCAGATCGGTATCATCGCGCACACGCAAGGCGATGCCGGTGTGATCTTCAAGAAGGTCAAGATTGCTTGGGATAACTTCCCTCAGCCAATTAAGGATTTCTTGAAACTCGGTACTCTCGGCGATTCGAAAGCGGAGTACGAATTCTCGAACGGATCAGTGATGCGTATTTCTACCTCACTTCGATCCGGTACTTATCAGGCCGTGCTCATCACTGAGTTCGGAAAGATTTGCTCGAGATTCCCTGAGAAGGCGGAAGAAATCATTACCGGTACACTGCCAGCCGTTCCAGCTCAAGGTTTAGTGTTTATTGAAAGCACGGCCGAGGGCGAAGATGGCCGCTACTACGAGATGGTACAGGATGCGATGGAAGCGGCTCGCGTGAAGCGCGCGCTTTCGGTCAAGGATTACAAATTCTTCTTCTTTCCCTGGTATGAAAACCCGGCGGATGTAGTGCAAGGAAACATTCCTATCACACCTGAGGTCGACGAGTATCTCGAGAAAATGCAGAGATTGTGCAAGGTCACATTCACTCAGGAACAGAAGAATTGGTACTACCTCGAACAGCGCATCCAGCGAGGCAAGATGAACCAGGAGCATCCGACGACACCTGAGGAAGCGTTCCTCTCGTCCGGCAACAAGCTCTTCTCGGCCGAAGTGATCGATGCTCAGCGCGAACGATATGCGCGAGATCCGCTTCGAACCGAAGGAGACTTCCTGATCTACAAGGAGTTTGTCAAAGGACACTTGTACGGTCTAGGCGCGGACGTTTCGCAAGGTGTTCGAAGAGATAGCTCGACGATCGTGATCATCGACTTCACGACCGGAGAGATTGTGCTCACCTATCGATCGAATACGGTCGATCCGGTGACATTCGCTCACGACATCAAGAAGGCCGGCTCCTGGTATGGCGTATGTATCGCCGCTCCAGAAGCAAACAACGTGGGCCTTACGACAGTTGTGCAGTTGAACGCGATCTACCCGAACATCTACACGCAAGTTCGTGAGGGTTTGCTCGAGGAGCACGCTACTCAGAAACTCGGATGGCTCACCACATCTCTTTCTAAACCAAAGATGATGTATGAGTTCTCGGAAGCTTTGGCTGACGATCTGATTATCTGCTACGACAGGGGAATTCTTCTTGAGGCCAAGAGCTTCAACAAAGAGGATTCACTGAATGTTGCGGTGACTGAGAATACTACTCGTCACTTCGACCTTCTCACGGCCGCCGCGATCGCGTATCAGATGAAAGCTTATGCGAACCGAGGTCTCGAGGATCCGGCCCGGGTCGCTGAAGTTGAAAATAGAAGGGAGGAGAATCGAAACAGGAAAATCTCTAAATTCCGATAACAAAAATGCAACCAACTATACTCAAATATAAATATACGATGACAGCCAACCCGGAGAACGGCGCAAAGCCGCAGTCTTTGGCTGGCATGATCTCTAACTTTAAGCAAAACTTTCTCGAAAAGGAGATTGAGATAGTTCCTGGTCTCACCTTCAATCAGTACGAAATTGTTAAGCGCACTTATTTCTATATTCACAACCAGTTTGAATCCGGACCTACGGATGAAAACGGAGATCCAAAATACTTTTACGATCTCATCACCGATCGAAATGATCAGGCTACCAAGAACATCAACCTCAACACGAAGGACGCATACATTAAGTCCGAGACTGAGGGTTCATACCTCAAGACCTGGATGCTTCGCCGAGAATTCATGGGCTATGCAAAAACTTCAGGCTTCGGCCGCAAGCTCAATGACCTTGCTGACGATCTCCCTGATTTCGGTACTGTAGTTTGGAAGAAGATCAAACTTTCAGATGGCCGCACTGATACCGCTCAGGTTGAACTCATCAACCTTATGAATGATCCGGCCGTTAAGCATTTAAAGGACGGTCTACTCATCGAGCGTCACCTTCTCACTCAGGCAGATCTATATTCGAAGAAGAGCTGGGACAAAACTGCCGTCGAAACTCTTGTTTCTTGCGGAAAAACAGTTGGCCGCGTCGGCTTCCTCGATCAAACGAGCGGAGATTCAGCTATTCATCAAATGTCTCGCGTCGATGAGACTACCCCTTTCTACGAAGTGTACGAACTTTGGGGAGAAATTCCTCGAGCTATGTATGACCAGTATAAAACTGGTGGACTTCAGAGACGAAAGGCCGCCGGGCTTCCTGAAGTTACTAAAGGCGAAGAAGCCGGTACACCTAAGGCTGTTAATGCTCATGGAAACGATAGTGTTTATGTAATGGCAATCGTCGGAGGCATCCGAGATGGAGAGAGTGAGGCTGTTCTCTTCTGTAAAGAAGTAGACAAGGCCCTCTTCCCTTATAAGGAGGTTCACTTCCGAAGAAGGAAGGGCCGATGGCTCGGTCTCGGAAACTATGAGCTATGCTTCGATCTTATTGAAAAAGCGAACGAGCTCACAAACCGATTCTTCGCTTCGCTCAGAATTGCTCTTTTACACCTTTATCAGACACGCGACAAAACTCACGTTAAGAATGTCCTCACGGACCTTCTCGACGGTGATGTTATCGTTTCGAAATCTGAGCTCACGGCCATTCCGACCGAGATCCGGGGATTCACTCAATATAAAGATGAGATTGAAAGGATCGAACGAAAGGCGGACCGTCTCTGTAACTCATTCGAAATCGTTACCGGCGAGAATTTGCCATCCGGTACACCATTCAAGCTTGGCGCGCAACAGCTCAAGAGCGCAACTAAACTCTTCGAGTATGTTCAGGAAAACATGGGCCTCTTCCTGGAAGATGTATTCAATGAATGGCTCCTTCCAGACTTCGCCGCTTCTCTTAACGAAGAGCACATCCTTGAACTCATGGATGATATGGACGACATCGAGATCTATTACAACGCTAAGCGCAAACTCTTCCAGTACCAGGTACTCAAGGAATACATCATGGAGCACGAAGAGTACCCGGACCCAGCACAGCTTCAGCTCGTTGGCTCGCTTGTAAAAGATCAAATTAAGAAAGGTCCAAAGCAGTTGAAAATTGAGAAGGAATACTACGCCAATCTCAAATACTCAGTGAAAATGGTCATCACTGGAGAGAACGACATGAAGAAGGAGAACATGGAAACGATCTCCGGTCTCACTCAGGTTGCGATGGCTAATCCTCAAGGCCTCCAGGATCCTCGATTGATGAAGCTTGTAAATATAGTTCTCGAAGGATCCGGTTACTCTCCTCTCGAAATCAACGCGATTAACGAGACGGAAACAAATCCCCTTCTCAACCCGGCGAACCAGGGCGGAGGCGGAGCAGATAGATTACAAGCGGACGCAACCGGGGCTTCGCCTCCCGGTGAGCCAGGAGCGAGAGCTCCAGCCGGTGCGGTCAGATAATTATTAAAACCAAAGCATGAAAAAAATAAACTTAGATCAAAACGAACAAGATGCTCTGGACCAGTTTGTAAAGTCAGGAGCGAATTACGTGAAGGTCATTGAAAAAGTATTCAAGGAAGGAATCACCGATCTGAAAGACATTAATAATGTCGATCCGAAAGGCAACATGGGCCTTCAGACCCTCGCCCGACAAGAGGCAGTGAAGATATTAGTGGAGATTGCAGAGATGATTTTCCCGGACCAGGAAAAATTAAAAACAAGTGCTGGCCCTCAGGAGAAGAAGATCAGCAAGTGGAGGTAGCCGAGATACGCTAGGCAAAATTAAAAAATAATGCGTATGGGACAAAACCCTATAAATGAATAAAAATTATGGCAGAAGAAACAACGAAGGTAGAAGTTAAAGCGGAGGAGGAGATGTCACCGGAAGAGCTTACCGCTCTCACTGAGGCAGAGGACTTCATCGCAAACTTTAAGGAGGAAGATCTTGAGGATCCGGACAAGGCGAGCGAGCTCGCAAAGCGACTAAAGGATGCTCAAACTACCGTCCATCAGAAGCGTCACTACAGGGATAAGGCTAAGACTTTGGAAACAGAGCTTACCGGATTGAAAAATCCAAAACCCGAGGTGAAGAAGCCTGAGAAAAAAGAGGAGGAGGCTCCAAAAGAAGATCCCCTCGTACTCATAGCATTTAGACAGGACCATCCGGAACTGACTAAAGATGTCGCAAAGGAAATCGTCGATGGTGCTCGGGCATACGGCGTTTCTCCGGAAGAGTACATGAAGAGACCGATGGTTCAAAAGTACATCAAAGATAATCAGACACAAGAAGATGTCGAGGACGCGTCGGTAGCTCCAGGTAATCGAAGTTCATCCGAGATCGCTAAGAAGGATTGGTCCAATGCTTCTCAGGCGGAGATCGAAGCCGCGAGAAATAAAATTCTCACCGGTCAATAGGACCACATTAGTCAGCTAAATTTATTCCTAAAGAATTATGTCAGCTCAAAAAACAACAACTGCTGAGATTACGAATGTAAATTCGTTTTTCAGCCGTGACCTGCTCTTCAGAGCACAGCCTCGCTTGGTCCACACCAAGTTCGGCCAAGTGAAGGATATCCCAGCCGGGAATTCTTCCGTTATCAAGTTCAAGAGGTATGCAAACCTCGCCGCCGCAACAACCGCGCTTGTTGAAGGTGTAACCCCAGCCGGTAGCCGTCTCTCTGAGACCATCGTTACCGCTACAGCTCTTCAGTACGGTGACTTCGTTACCCTCACTGACAAGCTCACTATGACCACTGAGGATCCAGTTCGCCTCGAGGCAAACGCAATTCTCGGTGATCAGGCTGGTGACACTCTCGATCAGCTTGCTCGAGACGTTCTCGTTGCCGGTACAAACGTGATTTATTCTGGTACTTCAAACACTCAGAATGACCACGTTGCGGCTGGAGATGTTATCACCCTTGCCAACATTCAGTCCGCAGAGGAAACTCTAAAGGCGAACAAGACAATGTGGATGACCTCCTTCGTTGATCCTTCAACCGGATACAACACTACACCGTTGCCACCTTCCTTCATCGGAATCTGTCACGTGTACACCACTAAGACCATTCGCGCTATGACCGGCTTCACAAAGGTCGAGCTCTACGCGAACCCAGCTTCTCGCATGGATGGAGAAATTGGTAAGGTCGAGAACACTCGCTTCATCGAAACGGTGAACGCAAAGGTTCTCACTGGTGCTGGTACTTCTTCGATCGACCTCTATGTAACTCTGATCATGGGTCAGCACGCATACGGTGTCACTCGAATTGCCGGACACGCTCTTGAAAACATCGTTAAGCCTCTCGGTTCTGCTGGTACAGCAGACCCTCTCAACCAGCGCGAAACCGCCGGTTGGAAGGCAACCTTCGTTGCGAAGATCCTCAACGATGACTTCATCGTTCGCATCGTCCACGCTCGCGTCTAATAGCGCAAGCTTCCTGAGCTAGTGCGGTACGCCTGAGTAGCTCGTAGGCCGGAGGGAGGAAGTGGCCCTCTAAGTGGAAAATTACTCAACTAAGTTAATTGTAAAAGTATGGCTTATACAAAAACTGCTGAAATAGGCGACGCAGTGAAGGGAGCATGGGTTGAATTCGGTACATTCACCCTTGATGCCGCTTCTATCGCGGCCGCCGCTCAAGGCGCAGAGACCGTAGCGATTACTGGTCTTGCGGCTGGTGACAACGTGTTCATTAATGCTCAGGCCGCTCCAGCTATGGCGATCATAGCCGGATGCAAGGTTACTGACACTGATGAGCTCACTGTCTACATCAACAACGCGTATGACGCGACAACTGCTGTAGATATGGCATCTCTCACCTTCGACGTAATGATCGTTCACAACGCATAGTCGAAGCGCATCTGATTGAAAATTAAAAGTAACAAGCACTAAAGCTGAATAAAAAAGAATTATGGAACCAACAAACGAATTCGATCCAACAAATCAACCATTACCAGAAGATCATTTTGACGAGAAACCTTCTCAAGATCTTCCTCCTGTAGAACCTGAAGCTCCGGCTCCAGCTCCCACTCAGGAAACAGCTCCAGTAGCTTCGGCTCCTGTTGCGGAAGTTCGACAGAATTCAGTTCTCTCGGGTGTGAAGGACGCTCCGCTTGCCGGAGTATCTCTCTCAACCGAAGCTCTTGCTGTAAAGCAAAAGCTTTCTCAAGAGGCAAAGCTTCCGATCTACATTCCACTTGATCCCGGAGAAACTAAGGGAGCATACCGCTCCGTTACAATCAACGGCTATCGTTGTGAAGTGAAGAAAGGTGTGATGGTTAGTGTTCCTGAATCAATCCACAAGTTGCTCATGAACGCGTATCAGATCGAATCTGAAGCCCTGAATGACAACCCACGAAACCTTGCGGCCGCAGATGAGGAAACTCGTCGCGCGCTCGGAGTTTAGTAGCGTTTGATTTCAGATCTAGGAGCTCCGTCCGATCGGGGCTCCGAATCTGGAATCAAATAACCCTTAAAAATAAATTATGGAACTAACAGATCTACAAGCCGATACAAGGTATCTCATCAGCCCTCAGCTCACATCGACTGAGTACGGAGATACTGAACTAAATCGAAATCTAAACCGCGCGTATCGGACCGTGCTTGGTTGGGTGATTCCGATTCTCGGCGATTGGGAGATCCAGGGAGACATTCTTTATAGGGATCTTCAGGACGGAGTGACCGACTACGAGCTTCCATCAAACATCCTCCGCATCTATAAAGCGGAAGTGATGTATGAGACCGGGGGAACGTTCGTACCGGTTAGCTTCCTGAGTGTACAGGCGAATCAAGCAGACGTTGAAGGAAACTCTACTCGAGTTCGAGATGACGCAAGCCAGCCAACCGCAGAAATGTTTGGAGACATCATTCAGCTTCGCCCGGCCCCTGAAGAGGATGTGGTAAACGGATTCAAGATTTGGGCTCAGACAGACTTCGTGGATCTTTCCACGAACAACAATGTGCCGGATCTCATGGAGCCGATTCAGAGAGCGATCTCGATTCTCGCCGCTATCGATTACGCGGTTGCAGAGGAAATGTACAAAAAGTCCGATGAGCTTCGTAAGATGCTCTTCGGTGATGCCTCTAAGCCCGGAGATACCGGGGTGAAGGGTATGTGTGAGGAATTGTACTCGGTGCGCTTGGGCGCACGCCGAGGCGGATTAAAAGCGAGGAGGAGAAATTATCGATAATTAATAAATTACCAATATGGCATTAAACGAATGGACAAAAAGGGATGGCACACTCTCGATCGCCGGCATCAAATACTGGCGAGGTGCTTGGGTCACTTCGACACTGTACGCTCCTGGCGACGGTGTTAGAGGATCTGATAACAGCGCATACGTTTGTACTGTAGAACATACCTCTGGGGCCTCAACAGAGCCCGGGGTAGGTGCTGATTGGGACGATAAATGGGATCTCCTCGCTTCCGGCCCTATAGGAGCCACTGGCTATACGGGTTATACCGGTCCAACAGGCCCGACTGGATACACTGGCCCAGCATCCTCCGTTGCTGGTCCAACAGGCCCGACTGGATATACCGGGCCAACCGGACCTACTGGTTATACCGGACCAGCTTCAACTGTCACCGGTCCGACCGGATACACTGGCTATACAGGGTATACCGGTCCAATCGGTCCTACAGGCCCGACTGGATACACCGGTCCACTAGGCCCTACTGGTCCAACAGGGTACACCGGACCGGCTGGGGGATCTATGAGCTGGCAAGGGCAGTGGCTTACCGCGACGGCTTACGCGCTCAATGATGCTGTATACCATGAAGGCAGTAGCTACATTTGTATTGAAGCCCATACCTCAGGAACGTTTGCTACAGATCTTGCGGCTTCAAAATGGTCTCTCACTTCTGCTGGTGCAACTGGCCCAACCGGCTATACCGGCTACACTGGATATACCGGACCGATCGGAGCAACTGGCCCTACTGGTTACACCGGTCCTGATGGAGCGGTAGGTCCAACTGGTCCAACCGGCTATACCGGCTACACTGGTCCAACCGGTCCGACTGGTTACACTGGTCCAAACAACAGAACCGTTACCGCTCTTACTGATGCGGCAACGATCGCGATCGATGCTTCAACCGGAAACATCTTCACGGTTACTCTCGGAGGCAACCGCACTCTTGGAAACCCGACAGGCTCACCAGTGAACGGTCAGCTCATGGAAGTGAGGGTTCGTCAGGACGCTACAGGATCTCGAACCCTTGCATACGATACTCAGTATCGATTCGGAACCGATGTCACCTCTCCGACGCTCACCACAACTGCGGCAAAGACCGACTATCTCCTCTTCCAGTTCCACTCAGGAGATACGAAATGGGATTGTATAGCAGTTTCTAAGGGATACTAAAAATGATCAGAGAATTACTTACAAACAAGACAGCCAAAGAAAGAGCCGATATCAAAGCTCGAGAAATTTCCAAACTTGACCATAAGGGTAGGTTTGTGCGCTCTGGTGTGGAAATCGAAATTACTGACCTTCAAAGCATCGAGGGAGGGGTAGAGGTGTTTGCTAGAGCTTGGAAAAACGGCAAACAGTTAGGGTTTGGAAGTGATGGATCCGTGGATGTTGAACGTTTCCGAATCTTTAATCCTCCAACTCTTGTACCTGATCAGGCTGGAGATGTCGTGAGAGAGAGTGTGAATAAAACCACAGGAGAAAGGCTGGTTGTAAAGTACAGAGAAGATTTAAAAGAGGCAGTCCTCCAAGTGGTGGAGCACAATCTTTCCGTGATGAAAAATGTCTACGAAAACAGTTTAATTGTTGCTGGGAAAATTGGCCGCACTACATCAACTTTTTATCCCAGCCTAGATGGAATGATTACGGCAGACCCAGCCTCTCGTGTCACTTGGAGCACTTTGATTACAGGTCTGGAGGGGGATGCAAGAACCTCACCGGATACTGCTGGGACAACTATGAGGGTCTTTATCAGGAAGCTTGAAAATGATGCAGATCCTTGGGGAAACTTAACTCGTTGCGTTGTTTTGTTTGATACCTCCGCCTTAGGAGATACAGACACGATTAGTTCTGCTACTTTTTCACTTTATGCGCAAAGCAAGACCCTGGTCGGAGGGGGTTTGACCCCGGCTGTAACGGTCGCCATTGTCAGTAGTAACCCAGCTTCGACATCAGCCCTTGTTGCGGCTGATTATGCTGATGAACTGTACGGTACAACCGACTTTGCTACAAGGCTCGCTTATGCTTCTGTTTCAACGGTTGCGTATAACGACTTCACCTTGAACGCTTCAGGTATAGCAAATATAAGTAAAACCGGCATATCAAAGTTCGGGCTGAGAGTGGGGGCTGATGTTGATAATTCTGAACCAACTGGCACAGGAGATACTTATTACGATATTTATTTCTACACAGCAGACCAGACTGGTACTACAAACGACCCTAAGCTTGTGGTCGAACATGCGATAGTCACAGTTACTTCCAGGGGATTCTTCACCTTAGTTGAAAAAGCATAAAATATGAAACCTAAATTCTCAGTAGCACTCATAGCTAGGAACGAAAGCAAGACGCTTCCACGTCTTATGGAATCTCTTAAAGAGTTCCAGGAGCGCGGCGGCGAGGTGCTTCTTCTCGACACCGGATCAACGGACAATACCGCTCAGGTTGCCCGGGATCTTGGCTGTAAGGTTACTGAGGTAGGTGAGAAGTTTATCGTGACCATTGATGCTGAGACAGCAAAAGCTATCAACGAAAAGTTTGTGGTAGCTGAAGAGGGAGATATCGTAAAGGAAGGAGATCGAATGTTCGATTATTCGAGCGCGCGCAACTTCATTGGAGATCTTGCTGAGAATGACATGCTCGCAACTCCTGATTGTGATGAAATCTTCACAAAGTTCGACATCGATAAGATCAACGAAGTAATCGAGGCTGGAACGGACCAGCTCGAATACAATTTTGTTTTCAGCCACGACGATGCCGGGAACGATCTTGTGAAGTTTATGCACTGCAAGTTTTACAATCGAAAGAAGCTTCAGTGGACCGGCATCATTCATGAGGTGCTTACTTCGAAGATTCTCACAAACCGCCAGTTCCTCGACGAGAGCGTAATCAAACTTGAACACTGGCAGAATCCGGAGACGAATCGCGGTCACTACCTTACTGGCCTCGCGTATGATTGTTACAAGCATCCGGAGAATGACCGAAACGCTCACTACCTGGGTCGTGAGCTTATTTACACTGGACGCTTCCGGTCTGCAATCGAACAGCTCAAGAGGCACGTCGCTATGAACGCTTGGGCCACTGAGAGAAGTCAGTCGATGGTACACATCGGCGAGGCTCTATTCACCATCGGAGAAAGCGAAGAAGCGATCTCCTGGATGATTAAGGCCTTCAACCTCGAGCCTAACAGACGCGAACCTCTCATGAAGATCGCGGAACATTTCTATAAATTAAATCAGCCGGATCACGTGATCGCATACGTGGCCGCCGCACTTCAGATCAAAGGCACTGAATTTTATGCAAACTACCAACCTTACTACGAGCACGTGCCTCATGAAATGATGTATTGGGCTTTGTGGCAGAAAGGCGAGCTCCGAGCTTCTAAGGACCACTTCGATGTTTGTTTCGCACTACAACCTTTCAATTCTAAATATCTAGCCGACTATCGCTGGTACTACAATCTCCCAAAAATCTCCTTCGTCCTCCCAACAAAAGGGAGGCCGGAGGGCCTGGAAAGGTGCGTGGTTTCGATCGAGAAATTGAATTATCCTCCGGAAAAAATCGAAGTCATCGTGCTTCACGATGGGGAGATCGTGGAACCAGGAAAGCTTGTTAGGCCGGCATCTGATAAGTTCCGGATCTTCATGAATCCGGAGCGTCAGGGTTTGCCTAAGACGCTTAAACGCGGCGTTGATTCTGCTACCGGTGAATGGATCGTGTTCGCTTCAAACGATACAGAATTCACTCCTGATAGCATTATGGCCGCATACAAGACTTGCTTGGATAATGGAAAGCTTTTCATGGCCTTCAATACCGGCCCGGTTGGTCCGGATGAAGGAAATATTTGCGAGCACTTCATGATTCACAAGCGACTTCTTCCAAAGATCAACGGAGAAGTATTTGACACTGAGTTCAATCACGTCGGGGTCGACAATCTTCTGTGGGAGCAGATGAAAAAGCTCGGCCAGGCGATGAGATGCGAACGAGCTGTCGTGATTCACCATCACTTCACTCGAGGTGCGGTGATGGATGAAACTTATAAGCTGGGCTGGAATGAAGAAGAGGTAAAACGCGACCGCGCTCTTCTTGCTGAGAAGCTCGTAAAATTATCACAAGCAAATGGTAACTCCCAAGAAAAATTCAATGGATAACGATCATGACTTATTAATCAGGCTCGACGAGAATGTGAGGAATTTAACCCTCGAGGTTAAGAAACTCGGCGATGATAGTATCAAGAAGCTTAATACTCTTGAGGCATCAAAGCTTGATCGTTCGGATTTTGACACTTTTAAGCTGGGTCTTGAAAAAGAACTGGCACGAATCGAGAGTGAGAGAAAGAGCGCGGATAGAGACAACGAAGTTCGAATGAGAGCGATGGAAAAATTCATGTACATCGCGATCGGTGTTGTCACCATCCTCGACCTGGTGGCGATTCCATTAATACTTAAATACCTAATGAGATAACATGCGATACGAATCACCAAGCTTCAGGCTAGATAAGGTTGATTTCCTCAAAGGAAATAACGCCTACGACGAATACCCGGAGGGCGGTGTTTTGGCATCGACTGTTGGAGTAAACTCGTTCTCAAAACCAGGGCTTCTTTCTCAGGCTCCGGTTCTTGGAGCATCCGTAACAGCTTCTCTTCCGATCAAGGGAGTAATCTCTTGGGGAGTAGGATCGGGATCTTCAGCTCCTTCAGTAATGGCCGTGTACTCGAACGCGGATAACGATGGATCTTTCTACTCAGTGAATATCTCAACTGGTGCGATGACGGCGGTAGGTTCGGCTGATACTGGTCGAAATTACATTCTCGGCATCACTGATACGGTGTGGTATGACGGATCTTTTTATACAACTTCAGAGACCGACATCTGCAAGAATTCGGCAGATCTCGCAACTCGAGATACGACCTGGTGGACTTCAACAAAGTCTCAGGCGGCTCTTACTGCCGGCATACCTCACCCGATGCTTGTTTACGAATCAATCCTCTACATCGCGGACGGCCGATATCTTCACAAGGTCGACGGTTCTACAGTCTCTACTCAGGTGTTCGATGTACCTCCGGATCACGTGATCACCGCGATGGTGGAGTGGAACGGTTTGATCTACATGGTTGCCGAGCCTTATAAGGATCTTACTGGATCGGTACACGGTCTCTCTCAGATGTTCTCCTGGGACGGCCTCAGCGATTCGTGGTACGAACAGTATTTCCTCGATTACCGCGTCAACTCGCTTTACGTGTACAAAAACAAACTCTTCTGCTGGACCAACGAATTTGCTGGTCTTTGGCTTGGAGCTGAGATCGAGCCTCTTCGTCCGGTTACTGCTCAAGTGTTCAAGTGCCACATTACAGCAACCGCAGATTCAATGTTCTATGCGGACGGTACAACTATTATTCGATACGGAAAGCCTTATATACCGGCTCTTCCTAAGAAGTTCTACAAATACCTTTCATCCGCCGCATCTAACCTCTCCGGGATCCTCAGTATCTCGTCAAACAATCTCATCATCTCAGAGCAACACGCTACGGCTTCTCCGATCTACTACCTATCAAATGTAAATACCCCAGCCTCTTCCGGATCCAGGACTTTTGAATTCAATATGCGAAAGTTCAAACAGCCGGTTAAGGTGCGCGGAGTAGTGGTTGAGACGGAAGCTCTAACGACCGGTCAAAAGGTTAAACCTGGGTATGTGGATGATGCTGGCAATACGGTGTACGGAGTAGAGAATAGTGGAGAGTTCGACAATGCGGTTACTGGCATGGCTGGTAAAACTTTCTATCGTTTCGAAGTATCCGGTAAGGTGGCAACCCGATTCCTTCGACCGAAGGTGATTCTCACTGCTGGGGTCCACGTTCGAAGCATCGACTACATCTTCGAAGGGTCGGAGAATAAGCAAACAAAATAATCATGGAAGATAAAGCCAACAGCCTACTCATAAATGAAAACACTATGTCCTTCGAGGATGTGGTTAATCTTGTTGAGCAATTCCAGGAAAGTTTGGCCGGCCTTCAGTATCAGATCTCGAACAAAAACTTCGGATCAAAGATCTACCAGGCAAAAGATGTCATCGCTTCCAAAGGCCGCTTCGTTGCCGGCAACAAGAATGATGTGGCGATTCTCGACGGCAAGCACGCTACGTGGAGATTATGGGTTGGTCACGAAACCCCTACCTCAGCTCCCTTCCGAGTAGATAAGGACGGCAACGTAACAGCGACCTCTCTCACCATCTCAGGATACATCGCTACCGGTGGTGCGGCCGCCGATGTAAATGCTGGAGCCACAACTATAAGTGGAGGCAAGATCACTGCCGGATCGATCGAGGCGGATCGCATGAACGTCAGCAGTCTCTCGGCCATCAGTGCAAACATTGGAACGATCACTGCTGGATCGATTACCGGTGTAACCATTACCGGAGGAACGGTTCAAACTTCGAGCTCGGGCCTTCGCACAGTTCTTGATTCTTCAGATGACAACATTAAGTTCATGTCTGGTTCGACCGTTTATTCGCAGATATATCCTTACGTGTTTCCTCAAGGAAACGGAATTTACCTTGAGACAGGAGGTGTTGAAGGGAGTGGTGATGCTTTTGTCTACATTCAAGAAGGTACATCGAGCGCGGCCGGAATCGGCACAAGTTCTGCTTCTCTCGACTTTTGGAATAATGACGCAACCCTCTCAGCGAGTTTAATTACTCTATCCGGAGATGTGGATGTTACAGGAGCACTGGCAACAACCGGGACCAACGATCACATTACGATCGAGGGTAACGCGTTCCTTCGGCTTAGGCAGATGTCGGGGACCACGGCTGATGGTCTCTCCGGGATTCAGAACGGTTGCATGTACTACCGAACTGATGATGGGGTGATCCGCGTCAGGGTCGGAGGTGCGTGGAAGTCGGTAACTGTAGCTTAATCATAAAAATATGGAAAAAAATATCACAAAAGAAACATTAGAGACTAAGCTTGAGGATCTTCAAGTAAGTTTCAATAACACCCAGGCAAAGATCGCGGAGATTGAAGCCCACGAAAAGAAGCTTGCTCGAACCAAACAAGAATTGAATGTCGAACTCTTTAGGTTCCAGGGAGAGCATCGACTTCTCAAAGATCTCCTTGAGACCTTTGAAGAGAAAAAAGAGGAAGTTATCCCCGAAAAGGCTCCTGAGGGAGAGGGACAGCAAAAATTATAAACGCTACAATTAATTTATTAACGCCATGAATCCATCATTAGTCGATTACTTAAAAGGAGCCGGACAAGATTCTTCGCTTACATCGAGAGCGAAACTTGCCGCAGAAAGAGGTTTGGTGTCAGATGCCAGCCAGTACATCTCTCTCGCAAGCCAGGGAAAGAACGCTGATATAAATACGAAGCTTCTCCAGTCGCTTCAGACTACTCCTGTTGTGCCTTCTACCGAGACCTCAACCCCGGGCTATTCATCGACATCGGCGGTGACACGTGGCGTTTCTAATCTTTCATCCGGACCGATGACCGGCTCCGCGATTGAGAAGAGTTCCGGGCTCCCTGAGCCTACGAATTTCGTATCAATCGATACTCGAAAATCTCTCTCAGACATGGTGAGTGAGGTTGCCAAGACTACGATGAGCTCAAACCAGCTCGAGATCGACAATCTTAGAAAAGCTCTCGCTGATATCAATACCAAAGAGAAAGATGCCGCACAGGCAAAGGTAGATAAATTCTCCGGGCAACTTGAAGGATTCGTTGGAACCACGGATGCTCAGGACGCTTTGAAGATAAACAATGAAAAGTTCCGCGTTGAAGAAAACATCGCGCTCTACACTGACATTCAATCTCGAATCGTTGCCGCAACTGAAGCTCTCAACATGGGTCTCATTTACGAAGCCGGCCGACCAGCGAGAATGAAGTTCATTACCGGATCTGAATCCCTCCTTCAGAAGCAAGGTCTCGCAACTATCGGTGCTCTCCAGGGAACTGCCGCAGTGATCAAGGGAAACCTGGATCTCGCTAAAGCTTTCGGTGATGCGACGATCAATGCGATCAACCAGGATAACGAAACTTCGATCAAGGCTCTCACTACCCTTCTCGATCTTGCAAACAATGATCTTGTGGATCTCAAAGATAATGAGCGTACTCTCATCAACGATCGTCTCGGTGCAATCGAAGCCGAAGCTACTCGCCTTCAGAAAAATAAGGATGACGTACTTGATCTCATGACGAAGTACCCTAAGGCGTTTGCGGCCGGTGGAGTTACTCTCCTCGACACGAAGGAACAGGCTCTTCAGAAAATGCTCCCTACGATGGCGGCAGATGAGCGAAGAAAGTTCGAAGCAGATCTCTCACGCAAGACCGAAGGCGGAGATGAGGCTACTATCGCGGCAAACAAAGCTCTTCTTCTCCAGGCTAAATCAGCCGGCATGACTTATGACGAAGCGGTGCTTGCGTTCGGTGATGTTTTGCCAGTCGAAGATATAGCAGAAATGTATGGAAGAAAGGCGGTAACTTCATCTGAGGATATCTTCAAGAACGCTTACTACAATCAGTTCCTTGATCCAGCTACAGGCCAGCCTAAGGCCGGAGTAACCGTGTCGATCGATGACAAGGGCAACCCTGTTGTGAAGCAAGAGGACGCGGACGGCCCCGGATTCTGGAGCCAGGTAGGCGGAGCGTTTAAAAGCCTCTTCAAATAAAAATCATGTCAGCACTTCGAGACAAAATTCTAAAAAAGTACGGAGTGTCACAGCCCGGCACTTCATCTAAAGGTTCCGGTCCTACGATCGTGGATGACAAAGCCCTTGCTCCATCCACAATGCCAGCTCCGGCTGAGCCTGTAAACTTGCGCGACAAGATCCTTTCGAAGTACCTAGAAAAAGAGGTTGATGAGAAATCCGGCAAGACCACGTACAAGTCTCGGGTTCCTGAAAAGGCTCCGGCTCCAAAAGTGGATATCGCTGAAAAGCTTGGTCTCCCAAAGACTGAGCTCCGAGCTCCTACCGGAAACGAAGTCCCAGCCAACTCGCTACAGGACGCTTTGATGGCGGTAAACGCTCCAAATCTTTTAACCAAAAACACATTTACCGACGTGATCGGAGGCGCGTTTGATGACTATGTAAGTCGTTCTAGCAAATTCCTCAGCCTTCTTGACAACAGCAAAGAAGAAAACACTCCACTCAAAAGGACAATGGCCGGCATCGAAGCAACTGTCGGTGTCGTAAACCTTTTGTTCTCTCCTATCTCCGCGTCCTTTCAGGCGGCAGAAAAGATCCCGGTAGCCGGTAAGGCTTTTGAGCTCTTTAATTACGGCTTCGAGAAGCTCGGTGAAGCCGCATCATGGGGCGCAGAAAAAGGTATCGATCAACTTCCACTCTCTCCGGAGACGAAGGAGACGATCAAACCAGCTATCCAAGAGGTTGCGTCACTCGCAACCCAGGTGGTAGTCGGAGGTAAGGTCGCGAAAAAAGTTACTCCGATTGTGAAAGCAAGGTCGGCTGAGCTCGCCGCTAAGCTTACTCAGGATCTTATTATCCAAAATAAGCTTCCTGATCGTGTCTACATCGAACCATCTAAGATCAAATCGATCTTCCAGACTGGAGAGAATATTTCAAAGGCGGAACTCGATCTCGTTACCTCCCTCGGTCTTGATGCGAAGGGTTACCGTGATGCCATCAGAAACGGTGTGACTATCGAGGTCCCAGCCACAACGATCGTGACCCTGGTAGACAAGCCTTATTGGGCCAAACTCAAGGAAACCTTCGGGGTAGCCGCGACAGAGAAGGTTGTTTCAGTCGATACAGGCAAGCCCCAGGTTGGCCCCAGGGGCTTCCTAGAGGCTCCTAAGGGTGGAAGTCCTGTTCCAAGCTCTACCGTTGTCCCTGAGGGCGTACAGAAGCTCTCCAGGCCTACGATTTCAGCCGATACCACTCCAGCTCCAGCTAAGGTCCAGGTGGCCCTTAAATCCCCGGTTTCGCCAAAGCTCCTAGAGACGATCAAAGCGTTCACTCCGGAAGAATCCCAAGCCTTCGGAAAGAAGATTATTCAGCGAATCAACGAAGAGGTCGGCTTAAAGATTTCAGATAAAGAGGCGACATCGATCCCGGACAATATCAAGGTCAACGAGCTCAAAAGCGGAGACGGCCGGCCGGCTCAATTTAATAACCAGGGGAAGATCGAAGTGTTCCTTCCAAACCTTGTCGAAGATCTCGCGCTTCTCTCAAAAGGAAACGAGATCCTCGCACATCCGGACACACCTCAGTATTCAAAAGTTTACAAACTCACCGATGGCGAAACTATCGAGCAACTTGCTGTTCGCTACGTTCGTGATGTTTTGATCCATGAAAAGTCCCACGAAAAGACGATGACGATTGCTGATATGACGCTCGCTCGCCAGCTACAGAGTGAGATCAATACAGCCCGAGCATCCGGTAATCAGAAAGCTCTTACCGAAGCTCAAACAAAAATGGATAAGCACATGCGATCCGTTGAAGAGAAGGCTCTCGAATACGAGAGAACTAATCGCGCGAACCTTGAAGCAGATCTATTTGGCACAAAAGGTCCTTCAACTGAAACTCAGAGAGTGATTGATCGAACTGTTAAGGGCGGACCTGAAAAGAAAATCACCACAACTGAGAAGAAGATCGTGCGAGAGAAAGTCGAAGCTCGAGCTCGAGGTGCAAGAGAGGGCTTCCAAGCCGGTAAGGAAATCGCAAAAGCGGAGACGGCCGCCGTCAAATCGAAGTATGAGCAGACAATCGAAGCTATCAAGGATCGTCAGTCGTCGGTGCTCAGGAAGAGAAACTCTCTCATTGAATACGCCCAGGCGTTTCTTCCGGCCGCGTCTCGAGGGAAGTTCCTCAAGGCGATCCGTAACACGATCTCAGACAAGGAATTTTTGGACACCCTTCAGCGTATGCAGAAGGAGGCTGATGTCGTTACCCGAAAAGGTCTCATCTCAGAGATCTCGGCCGAGCTAAAATCAACGAAGATAAAATCTAAGAATGGTTTTCCTAACGTTAAGTTCGAGCGCGAGGCTCAGAAGAAACTTAATTCGATCCGGGCAAACCTAAATAATGACTACGCACTCGCTCAGCAGAAGATCGCGGATCTTGTTTCTGATTGGCAAACCTCTCATCCGGATGAGATTCTTCCAGCAGAAATTGTTTCGGAGATCCAGCTCCTAAAAATGGTGGGGGTTAAAGAGATGACCGCAAAGGAGCTCCGCTCTGCTCTTGCTGATATTCAATCGATCAAAGAAAATGGCCGCACACTCAAGGAGATCGAGAGGTTTAATCGTGAGACCGAGATTGAAATGAAGCGCGATACCGTATTCGATGTGATCACCGGAGGAAAGAAGCTTCCTTCAGAGTTCCAATCTATTCGCCAGCCGGAGAGACAAAGCTTCCTGAAGTCAGCAAAAGAATTCCTCACTACACAACAGTGGGGACTTGAAGAGCTCATGGATGCTCTCTCGTTCTACGACACAAAATCGAAGCCTTATCAGAGCTTCCTCTCTCGATATGTGGGAGAGAAAACAAATAAAGCCTTCAATGATCAGAACGCTGGTGAGGTGAAGTTCATCGATGACGTGAACACTCGCGTCAAGGAAATTTATAAGATCGAGAAGAATAGCGAACTGCTCCATCTTCTCAATGAAATGCAGAAGCCGGTAGAGCTAGGCAAAGTAACTCATGCAGATGGAGTTGATCGCAATCTCACCATCACTCGCGGTCAGATGATTCAGATGGAGATGTGGCTCAAAGACGATACCCTTGCTGAAACATTCAAGGATACTCTGAATTGGGATGATAATGTGATCGCCGAAGCAAGGAAGGTCCTTACTCCGGAGGATGCAAAAGTCGTTGATTCTCTTCTCGAATTTTACCGAGAATATTATGAAACCATTAACCCTGTATTCGTTAAGGAGTACGGCATCGACCTACCGTTCAATGAGAATTATTCTCCTGTTACTCGCGATGTTGATGTTCTTCTTCCCGAGAATGTGCTCCTAGCGCAAGAGATGAGACAGTACGCGACAGCTAAAAATAACAGCTTGAAGTCGCGCGTTCGAAACAAGATCGAGCTCAAGCCGATCGATGCCTTCGCTAACGTTACCCGGCACATCGCAAAGATGGAGCACTACAAAGCGTGGTCCGAATCGATGTTTGAATTCCGTAAGATCTTCGGAAACAAAGAGGTCCGCAGAGGCATCATAGACTTCCACGGAGATACAGCGATGAAGGTGGTAGACAACTTCTTGAATGACTTTGCCCGGGACGGCGTTGCCAGGGAGAAGATTATTAAGGAGGTAGACGTGATCAGGGGGAACGCAACCAAAGCTCTTCTCGGCCTTAACGTTCGCGTCGGAGCAAAACAACTTGTCGGTGTATTGAACTACGGCATCGAGCTCCCGGTAAAAGATCTCGTCACCGGTGTCTCGGGCTTTTGGACGGATCCGGTAAACAAAGCTCGCTTCCTCTACAAAAATTCAGGTGTGCTCAGGGAACGTTTCGGTGAAGGTTTCGAAAGAGACATCAAGTTTGCAATCTCAAAGGGTCATGATAAAACGCTCGCTAAGACTAAAAACTTCTCTGAGCTCATGTTCATTGTGATCAGAAATGCCGACAAGCTTACGGTCTACCAGGGAGCCTGGGCTTCGTATCGATCGAAGTACATGGAGGCAAGGAAAAAAGGAGCGACAGATGCAGAGGCTCGAGCTCAGGGTATTCAGTATGCGGAGGAAGTCACGAACCGCGTTCAGGAATCTTCACGAATCGACACTCTCTCCCCGATCCAGCGCGGCGGATCTCTCGCAAAACTCTTTACCATGTTCCAGTCTCAGCCTTCTAAGTATCTCCGCATCATTCAAAATGGTATGCGAAACATTAAAGCCGGTCGAGGATCTAAGGCGAATAACATTAAGCGTATCGCCTGGGCCTGGTTCGTTGTACCAGCAATCTACAACATCATCGCCGAGCAGTTCGTTGACGAGAAATATCGATCGTCACCTGGTCAGTTGGCAGTGAAAACAGTTCTCGGTCCGCTTTCTTATCCTCTGATTACTGGACAGATGGTTCAGTCGATCTATGGATGGACGGCTGGCGAGCGGTTCAATTATGTTCCTTCGGCCGCGTTCGCCTTCATGGATGACATTAAGAAGGCTGTTGAGAATCTCACAACTGGAGATATCACTGAAGCCGTAACTTACATGCTCGATACTGCCGGCAAACTTACCGGAGTACCGGCTACTCTCTTCACCAGACCTTTCCGAAGGTCCTTGAAGGAGGAAGGCAAAGGACCAAAAGGGTCGCCAGTACAATTTTAGAAATCAATAAATAAATAATTAACATGGATGAAGAAAAATACATTGGAATAGTCGAGGATCCTCGAAGCCAGGAGGAGAAGGAGCAAGATTGGCAGATCCAGGAGCTCATCGCTTCAGTAGGTCCGGTCGTGTGGCGCGAAAAGCAGAAGCCGGCCAGTGAACAATTTACTTTCAAAGACACTACTTGGAGAAAGTTCCCTACTCGCGATCAGGATGGATCCGGCACTTGTGTCGCTCAGACGGCCGCAAAGATGCTCGGCATCGATAACTTCCTTGAAGAAGGAAAATTCGTTGAATTGTCAGCCGTCTCTATCTACCACTACCGTATCAATAAAACCTGGGGCAACGGTGAAGGAATGGTTGGATCCGATGCTTTGGAGCTCATGAAGGACAAGGGGGCTACTCTCGAGGTCCTCGCTCCTTCTCAGCGCATGAGTGAAGCTCAGGTTAATTCATACTCCCCTCTAGTCTCAGACGTTCAGACGGCCCTTGTATTTCGTGCCGGCGGATATCTCCAGCTTCCTACAAAAGATATCGATTACCTTGCTCAGCGAATCTCAACAGGCAAAGGAATCATGCTCTGGTTCGAAGCAACGATGGAAGAATGGAATCAGGATGTACCGTTTCTCACAAATAGACTTCCACGCACTGTGCGGCACTCAGTCACCGGTGTTGATTTCATCTTACACAAAGGGAAGAAAGCAATCGTGATCGATGATTCATGGGGCAAGTTCTTTGGTCTCGATGGTCAGAGAATCATCACTGAAGAATTCTTGAAGGAGCGTTGCTTCTTCGCGGCCGAGAGTGCGGCACTTCGAAACGACTGGAGAGATCATCTCGATGTAACCCCTCCTCCTGTACAGAAACCTAAGCATACCTTCCTCAAGAATCTCGAGTTCTCTCCGGTGTTCAAGGTTGAAGAAGATGTTAAAAAACTTCAGGAGATCCTCCGATACGAAGGATTCTTCCCTACTCACCTTGACGGCCAAGAGCTCGGCTTCACCGGCTACTACGGAGCCGTGACCGCAAAGGCGGTACTCGCCTTCCAGGAAAAGCACAAGGTCGCTTCTCCGATGGAGCTTGCGAGCTTGGCCGGAAAGAAGGTCGGGCCAAAAACCCGAGAGGTGCTGAACGATCTTTACAGTTAAAAGTGTCACCGCTATTGGCGGTGAGAGAGGTTGAAGGGGAGACACACAAATTTATCCCGACTTGATCGGGTCACATGATACCTAGCTCCCGACTTCTATCTCTCTCACTGCTCGGAGTGAGCAGTATGTTCTTTCATAAAGGAGGGGTAATGAAGGCGCGAGCGATCGTGACTGTACCCCTCGGATTCATCTCCCTGGGGTTACTCATTGTGGGAGGGCTTCTGTTCCTCCTCGTCATTTATCTCAATAGCGAGGTGTGGAATGAACAGATGCCCTAGATGCAAGGAGCGGTACAGTTACAACGGCCGACGATTCAAGACCAAACACCACATCCTCCCTCAGAAGTTGTGGAGGAATCGAGTGATGCCGGAGCATCTGAAACAGATGCTTGATGGCAACACGTTCGATATTTGCCGAGTTTGTCACGATGAGCTTAATACCGTGATCGACCAGGCCGAGCGTGAGATCTTGTACGTCGAGCACCAGCGAATGTATGCAGAGATCCTGACCAACTTTCTCAAAGGAGGATGCGATGAGGCTCATCAAGTGGATCCTGGATCTCGTAATGGCCGTGTTCAGGCCATCGCACCAGGAAACGGAACAGCTCGAACTTCCTTTCGTGGTTGACAACGACCCGGGCGACGAGAACGACCAGCTTTTCATTTGAAAGGAGGTGATCCATCTAGGAGGGCTCAACTGTTGAGCCTTCCTTTTTTATCTGTGGACACAAAACTGCCATAGATGAGCTATAATAAAAGGGTCGGATATTATCAATAATTAAGAAAAATATGCTTACAGATTTTTCGACGATAGCCATCTTAGGTGTCGCCGCATCACTTGTCATCGAGCTTATTACTAGGATCTTCGGGACTGATACGCTTGCGTCTCGCCTCGTTACCCTGGTAGTGGCTGTGGTGATTGCAACTGGATACGTGCTGTTGAGTACCGCCCTATGGTGGCCTACCTTCATCACGATTCTCGGCGTGGCTTCGGCTGTGTACGCGTTCTTCCTCAAGGGAAAGAGCTCGGCCGGAGAGATCACAAATTTCCGCGTCTAGTTTTCTAAGCTTAGAAAAAGAAACAATCCCTCTTATCGAGGGATTTTTTCTTCTACCATTTGTTCGATTTCTCCGTTCTGAATTTTAGCGGTGAATACCGCGTCTCCAATTTTTTTGACCCCGATACTGATCTCCATTCTCCGGGAGAACATTCCACGGAAAGGATCCGCGTCCTGGTGAATATGTGTATTTAAATAAGGGATCGGTTTCTTGTCCGATTTATAAAGCTCCACAATAAACGGATCCACGTTCTTTGCCAGGATCGCGTTGAAGTAATCGTCCATGAGCTTATTCTGCTCGATATGGGCCTTCCTGGCGGTCTCCTGGGCCACAACTTGCATCTTTTCAAACTCTTCCCTCCCGATTTGGATTATCTTAACCCCTGGACGCTCCAAAACGACCCCAGGAGCGATGCTCTTGGTCTCCTCGACCTTTGGCTCATCTTTGCCTTTAAAGGCCTCCCACGCTCGTTTTAAACGTTGAATCAGGTGTTTCATAAAGAGGTTTCTTACAATCATTAGGATCTGCTGTAGGCAGATACGCCCCACACACAACGCACACGTCCGGATTCATTGGGTTCGATACGTGCGGCATCCCGGAAACCGGATCCGCGCCCTGGCTGTAAATCCTTCGGCCGTACTCCGCGATACACGCCGCGTCAGTGAGGCCGTCATGCGCGACCCGGGCGCGATCCGATTTCCGGAAGTCCGCCGTCGGGAAGAGACGCTTCGCGATCACTTCGCTTTTATCTTTCGTATCGAGAGACCCTTTCACTCCGGTAAACAATTTTGTCTGCCACTGTTTTGCTCCGATCACCTGGTACGGAAAGTTCATCCCGGCCAGGAGGCCCAGCAAGATCCCGAAGCCCTTGCCAGTCTGCAACGTGGAGGTTAAACCCTGGCCCGGCATCGCGATCTGATTTTCAAGTACCGTGAAGCCCGGCCTCTCAGTTTCCAAGATCCTTTTGATCTCCTGAATATCATAATCCTTTCCGCCGATTACCGGCATCGGGTAGAGTTTTAAAACTCCACTGTTGATGAAGGCTAGGCCACCATTCAAACCTGGATCTATGCCGCAAATGTTCATGTTAGTCGCTCAGAGTTATCGTAATTTTAGGACGCTCTCTTTCGACGATTTCGGCCGCATTTTTAGTTCTGTCGTACCACTCCTTATTCAGCTCGACCAATCGATCTTCTGTCATTTCATCCTCCCCAAGAAAAAGAACTTGATAATCTCCAAACCTTTCTTTCCACTGAGCCTTTCGCTCTTCTCGACGATCATGAAGATCACCTTTTGCGTACCCATAGTGAGAGCAAAAATGACTAGCAAGAAACTCACCGTCATCAGCAATCAGAGCGTAAGCTCCTTCTCCCCGGTCTTTTGGACCTATGATGTAAAGTTTTTTCATAGTTTTAAGATCCGATTTCTCGGAAGTGTTTATCTTTTTCTAATACCTTCGGATTCACCTTGAAAGCGTTTTCGCTGATACCGGCCAGGTGAAGTCCTTGAAGAGATCTCACTCGGCTGATGGCGACGTAGCCGTGACCGTACTCAAACGCTTTCGAGAGATCTATTGATGCCGCATCGAGTGACATCCCCTGGCTCTTGTGAACCGTGATCGCCCAGGCAAGTCGAAGAGGAAGCTGAGAGATCTGAGCTTTCACATTTCTCTTTTCATCGTATGCCTTCCAAATATTAATTTCAGGGTATACGAGTGTACCGTCGAGCAACTTGATCACTGGAACACCATTTGAGAATCGATCGACAATACCTACTGTACCGTTCACGTATCCCTTATCCGGCCGGTTCGAGGTAAACATCACAACAGCCCCTTCTTTAAGCGCGAGGATCTCCGGAGAAAGACAGTTTCGTTTGAGCGTTTCGATTGCTCGAGGCTCTCCGCTACTTTCCATTGAGATACGATGCTCTTTTCCCGGAAGCTCTTTAAGCTTCTCACTGTTCATTCGATCGACATCGACATTGTGAGTGAAAAGATTTGTCGGAGCTCCGTCGTTCGACATCCTGGAAGCCAGGACCGTTCGATGTTCGTGCTTCATATCTCCGAAGCGCATGGCCCGGAGGATCTCGGTAAAGATCGGATCCGCCTGACGGTGTTGCTCGGTGAGATAGCATACGCTGAGATCCGCGCCGTTCCATGATTCAGATTCGAACGCGAATTTCGCCACGCCATCTCTCGAGACCGGAGGAAGCTGGAAGAAGTCTCCGACAAAAACCACCTGGATGCCGCCGAAAGGTTTATCTTTCTGATGCACTTCCCGGAGAACTTTGTCGAGGTCGTTGATGAAGGTTGCGTCGAGCATCGAGACTTCATCTAAGATCAAAGTCTGAGCTGTGATGATTCGATTGTAATGGTAGCGGTTATACCGGATACCTTTAACATCAGCCTCCTCAAGATTTTTCAAGATCCCCATACCTGACCATGAATGAATCGTGGACCCATCGATATGAGACGCGGCGATGCCGGTCGAAGCGGTTACTGCATACCTAATACCTTTCTCGTCCAGCCATTCAGTGAACTTGTTTATGGTGTAGGTTTTCCCAGCTCCAGGCTCACCGGTGAGAAAAACATTTTTACCACTTTTAAGAATTTCTAGGGCTTGATCCTGTTTCATTTTTCTTTAGATGTTCAGTTACACACTTCTCGCATCGAGAGGATCCTATCTTTCGAGGACGAATCCGGCACTCTTTACAAACTGGTTGAGCCTTAGGAGCTTCTTTCACTGATACAATACCGGCTCTATTGCGAGGACGGCGAGCCCCTGAATCCTTTTTAGGATTAGGTCGTACTCCAGGACGGAATGTTCGCACTTCGTTGTTTGGTTCTGATGACATAAATTTTACTGATAGATGTTTTGACCATGTGAGTGCTGACACTCATGCTGGAAAACGTAAGCCATTAATCCTTCTACCCACTCTTCTTTAGTTACCAGTTCTCCCTTGTCGTCCGGGATCTGATACGAAACCTTCACACGTCGATTCCTCTTCACACGTTTGTCCGGCCGGAAGGGGAATGATATACATCCCTCGAGCACAAAGTCTTTCTCCGGAGATCTCTCTAAGATCTTTGGGTTTACCACGACCACGATCTCGTTTGGTTTTGCTTTCACTACAGCTCTCTTGATCACGAAGAAGTTGAACGGCTCCGGATCTACTTGAGAATGGTGAAGAGCGATAGAGGTTTTATCAATCACTCCGGCCGGGTGCATCTTGCCTCCTTCCAGGAACACCTGGAGATCCCGGGCGAGAAACTTTATTTGCTCGAAGCTCTCTACCGGCTTCGAAGATTTTTGTGGTCTGATAATTTGCATTACTTTGGCTGGCTAAATGTTCCTGTTAATCGATCGATGCGAAGCTTCTGTACCTCTGTCACGGCCGGGGCCTTCTTGGTCCAGTTCTTCTGTTCTACTTCGAAACCGTCCACGTGGCCTGAGAGATGGGCTCTCCAGGTCTGATGTCCTTCAAGTTTGAAGAGAGTGAGGTAATATGCGAGATCTTTAGTTTCCGGTTTCATTGGCTGTTTCTAAGTACACGTTAAGCTGTTCATAATTGCGTACCGGCATCCCATCGGGGTAGTACAGCACTCCATCGATCTCGCGCACGTCTCCGAGAACATCGGGCGCATAGTCCGGATGCTCTGCCTCAGTCTCTTTAGAAGCTACGAGGAAGAGAATAATGATCATCCCGGCGGCCAATGTTATCAATGCTAGTGTTTGCGACCGGTTCATTTTAGTAATCGAGTATAGCGTCCACGGTTGATAAGTCCTGAGAGATCGGAGCGAGCTCGTCTCCCTTCTTGAATCGAGGGCCGTCCACGATGACCGGATCTCCGGCTCTCCTTGAGAGAGGGCAGAAACGGCACTCTGAGCACGTAAAGCACTTCTGCTCGATACCGGCCTTCTCCTTCGCTGATGTGTAGGTTTGGCTCTTTGTAGCCACCATCCATAGGTGCATCCACTGAAGGATGTCCGGCCACAATTCGTCGAGCGCGCCCTGAGTGTACTGGAAGAGCTCGGCTTTTTTGAATTCGCTTGAGAGCTTGTCGGCCACTAGGATCTGACACTTGATCTTCTCGAGTGGAATGAGAAGGGTATTGTGAACGAGATCCTGGTAGAAACGGAGCTGTCCGCGATAGTGATTGTTGAACGGTTCAAGCTTTGCCACATCGTAGCAAGTCTTAATGTCAGTGATCACGGCCCACAGATCGTTTGGATTTAGTTCCCGGATCTTCGCTTGCATGTCCTCGGTTGAGATCTGCTCTGCTTTCCAAATAGCATAGATCTTAGTGAGTGCTGGCGATAACTTGAGATGATCAAGTTTTCCCTTCCGTGGTATACCATCAACAACACAAGTAAAGATCTGTTGAGAGGTGACGGAGTTGAACTCCATGTTTGAGTAGTAGGGGTGCGTCTTGAGTGCGAGTGCAGTTTGTTCAGCGTTATCCCATATCGACGGAGTAACTTGCTGTTTGTCTGCAAGATGCTTAATAGTGTCAAGGGCTTCTTGGATTCCAGCAATCTTCTCTCTTCGGGACGCGATACCCTTCTCCGTAGTTTTGTTTGGCTTGACCGCGATCTCGGCTTCCTTCTTTTCGATCTCGGACTGGAGCTCTTTGATTTGGTTTTCATATTTGAGAGCATCTTCAGGATTAATTTTTCTTTCAACCTGAATAAAATTCTCTTGGATGAATTCCGGCTTCTCGGTCACAAAAGCATCCACCAGTTTGCCGTAGATAAAGTAATCTTTCTCCGGCTCTTCATAGACCTTCGTAACAAAGATGTCCCGGTACAGCGTTTCGCACTTAGAGAATACCTTGAGGCCTGAGAAGCTGATGTAAGAAACGTCCTTGTAATAGTCGTTCTTATCTATCAACTGGACCTCGCAATTTGCTTCAGGCATGGCGATTAAAGAGGCCTTACGGCGTTAGCTGGAGCAGTTGGAGCTCCCGGCACATTACCGGCGGCTGTAGCGCGATTCCTTTCTGCGGCCGCGCGCATCTTGCCTTCGATCTCAGTGATCTGCTCAAGCACATTCTTCTGCGCTTCGGCGGCGAGCATTTTTGAAACCTCCACAGGGTTGTCCTGGCTCTCGATCTGAGCCTCCAGGGTTGATTCGATTTTGATCCATGATTCCGGGAGATTGTAAGTCCTGGTGTTGATGGATCGCGAGTACGTTCGCGTTATTTTAGTGATGAACATGGTGTTGTTTTAATTTTGTATTTTCACACCATCCTCAGATGAGCTCAGGCCCGGGGGCGAAACGAAGAATATTG